ACGGTTGGGCAGCAACGAGGCCGGAATGGGCCTGCAAGGTCGTTCAGTAAAGGAGATTCAATATGGCCGATCCGAATACCACCAATCCCGGCGACGTGATCACCGCGCCGCCGCCCAAGCCGCCGACGCCGCTAGATCCGCCGGTAGTCTACTTCAACCAGAAGTGGCACCAGCCGCCGATCATCGTACGCACGCAGGAAGAAGCCGATGCGCTCGATCCCGCGGAGTGGACGACGATCCCGCCGCCGAAACCGTCCAAGCAAGGGCATTGGCCGAAGGTCTACTACGACGTCAACGTGCCGCCGATCGTGGTCAATTCCGCGGACGACCTCAAGAGCGTCGACACGAGCCGCTACAAGCCGTTCGTGCTCTCCAAGGCGGTGATCGACGCCGCGCAGGCCGACGCGGAATCCAATGGGCCGGCCTAATCCCGCGGATTACCCGCGCATGCTGTTCCACCGGAGCAAGCCGCCCGTAACCGTTTACTCGGAGGAAGAGGAAGCCGCGCTCGGCGCGGGATGGTCCCGCACCATCCCGCAGCCGGAGCCGGAGCCGGCTGCTTCCAAATGGCACCCCGAACCGGAGGAAGAGCCCGAACCGGAGCTGCCGGAAGAGAAGCCCGAAGAGGAAGAGCAGCCGGCCAGTGAGGATGCGCCCGTCAAGCCCAAGCGGGCGCACTCGTCGCTCAAGCGAACGCCGCCTGGCCGCCGGCGCAAACTGTAACCCGATTTATGACTGCGGCACTGTGCGGCATTGCCGCAATGGACACAATTTATGCCGACAACGGTTAGCGACCTGATCCATAGTTCGTTTCGCCTCATCGGCGCGATCGTCGCCGGGGAGACGCTCGAGACGAACGAACTCAACGACGCCTTCGTGTCGTTCAACCAGATGATCTCGTCCTGGAACACGGAGGGCGCGTCTCTGGTGGGGCGGCAGAAGCTCTTGGTCCCGCTTACGGCGAGCAACCAGTACGCGCTTTCCCAGCGGCCGGTGAGGATCGAATCGGCCTCGGTCGCGAGCGGCGGCATCGATTCGCGCCTCGACATCGTGGACTCCGCAGGATGGGAGGCCGTGCCTGAAAAGCTGGCGCAGTCGGTCTACGTCCGCGTCCTGTACTGCGACTATCAGTATCCGAATTCGACCGTCTATATCGCGCCCATACCGCGGCTCGGCGGCACGCTCGAGCTGTGGATCTACTCGCTCATCTCGCAATTTGCGGCAGTGGGAGACACGATCGACCTGCCGCCGGGATACGAGGCAGCCGTCCGGTACAACTTCGCGGTGGCTCTGCTACCCGAATACCCGCGCAGCCAGGCCGATCCGTCTCTTCTGGCGCAGGCCCAGAATTATAAGGCGTCGATTGTGCAACTCAATGCAGGTAACCATATGCGCAGCCAGGCGCCCCCGGCGGCTGCATGACGACGTTTGTCCAAAACTCGCGAATCTATGTCATCGGTAGAGGGTAGTCACAACATCGACGATGAAGTAAGCAGCAAAAGCCTCTGCCAGCAGCAGCGCGGCCGTTACAGTATTTTGCTTCCATTGTCCCCTCGCCCAGTATCCCTTCATCGGAATAGTAATAGCATCACACGAAAAACCTTTATCGGCCCGAGAAAACCGTATGAGCACACCCGTTGCCGTTTTTCCCGCTGCTGTTGCCACCGATGCGCAGCTCAAAGTCGCAAACAACCTGATTACGACATCGCTACGCGTGGCAATCGATGCCAGTAACACGATTCTCTTTGTCAATTCGACCGCTGGTTTCCCGGCTAACTGTCTGGTCTCCATCGATAAGGAAATCATTGCGATTCAGACGATCCAGACGTCTCCGAATCCGGCTCTAATCGTAATCTCCGGGGGCCGGGGATTCGACGGGACGGCCGCAGCCGCACACAGTGCCGGCGCGAAGGTGGCTCTCTACATCGATGCGTGGCACCACAATGCGCTGGCCGCGGAAGTGAAGGCCATTGAGTCCGCTCTCGGCCCGAATTTGGGCAATGTGACGACGATGGCGAGCGGAGCTCTTGACGCCTCCAAATACAATTTCACGCCGCAGTCGCCGGGCGGATCGTTGATCGCCGGTTCGAACGTGATCACGCTCTCACCGGTGCCTGCCGGCGTAAACGCGACCAATACCAACCACTGGCTCTATATCGGCGGCGGGACGGGAACGGCAGAGGCGGTCCAGATCACGGGCGGCAGCGCGGTTGCGGGAGCGGCATCGGGCACCGTCATTGTGACCTGCACGTACGCTCATTCCGGGGCATGGACAATCGCCACCGCGACCGGCGGCATTACGGAGGCGATCTGGAGCCTTCCGGCAAACGGCGGAACAATCAACGTTCCTATGGGCTCGTATGCGATCCACGCTCCTATCAAACGCCGGGTGAATAGCACGATCTGGATTCGCGGAGCGGGCCAGAGCACTGTCACACTCGCGATTGCATCGGACTTCCCGCTTTCCGCAAACGGTGTCTTCGACTGGTCGCCGGGGGACGGCCCGACGATTCCCGAAGGCGGCGCGTCGAATCTGACCATCAAGTTTATTCAACCGGACTCGACCGACCCTACGGTCATGACGCACTGGCCGGCGGCTATCTACACAACCGGAACCTATCAGACGGTCTGGGATTCGATCGTAATCATCGCGGCCTGGCGCGGTATCTCGAGCCCGGCGGCGACGAACGGCGCCAAGTTCAGCCATATATTCTGTTCACACTTCGAGCGGTTTATTTATCTCGAATGGGCGTTCGATTCCTACCTTCTGAACGACGTGCATAGCGGCGTATATGGATTGACCTCGAATCAAACGACGGCGTATTTAAACTCGACAACGAGTATCGGGCTGATGGCATGCGGCGTGGCCGATCTCAAGGTAAGTGACAGCATTTTCGGGAATCTCCACTGTATCTCTCTTCTCAAAGGGAGTATTTCCAATTCGACGCCCAAGGCGTCCTTCACTAATACATGGTGCGAGGGTCAGATTGCGATGTCCGACGGCGTTGTGCGATTCAACGGGCTGCATACTGCCTATGGCGGCACGTCGTCCGGCCCAATCATTTCGCATAGCGGGGGGATTCTACAGATCGATAACGCCTGGATTCTATATACAGGTGACGGCTCCGGGATCGTCAGCTCCGTTGCACACGGGGACAGTGATACGCAGACAGGACCGCTGTTCTGTTTAAGCAACAGTTATTACAGCGCCGGAGCGAATTCCCTCATTTCCCTTTTTGGATCATCGAGCTATGCGGGCCGGCATACGATCGAACTCAGCGATGTTCTCATTTATCGCCCGGTTTCGACGATTGCTAATGCGTACATCGACATCGACAACGGTACGGGCGACGTGCGCCTGTTTGCGAAGGGACTGTCGTTCACGTCAGCGCCTGGTCCGGTAGGGTCTGCGATTGTTCTGGCGAACGACAACTATCATGTGATCAGTGGCTGCGACGGCGGAGGGTTTGGTTACTCGCTCGGCGGGGCGACCAAGATAGTATGGGAAGGCAATACCAACTTTGCCGGGAATGTTAACTCGTTTCCCGACGCGATGCGCGTGAGAGGGAAACTCTCGCCCTCGATTTTCGTTCCTTTGCAGTGTGAAAATTACATCGCATCCGAAACCGGTGCGGCTAACGCCATCGCCGGGAGTTTGACGGATGCGAACGGAACTAACGTCCCGGTCGCCGCCGGACTCCGCGTCACGGTCAAGCTCGCCCATACGTTGCAGGCCGGCGCGAACACGTTCGTTCTGAACGGCGGCGCAGCGGTTGCGATCAAATCGGCCAAAAACTCGGCCAACAACATTGCGACCGCATATGCCGCTACCGGTGTCATTACGATGCTCTACGACGGGACGCAGTGGCTGGACCTTTCGCAGTGACCTTATGAGCACAAATCTAAATCCGCTCTTTAATCAGATCCTCTTCGATCAGGCGACCTTCGGCGGGACGGGTTCCGCAGGCGGCGTTCCCGTGACAGTAGACCGCGGATTGATCTATCCGGCGCTGCGCAAGGCGGGCGTGACGCTGGGGCCGCAGCGTACGCCGTCGCCGGCGCAATATCAGGACGGTCTCGAGGAACTTAACCGGCTGGTGGGATCGCTCAATTGCGACCGGCTGAACATCTACTCGATAAGCAGATACGAATACCCGCTGAACGGAGCCAAGACATATACGATCGGCCAGGACCCGACCGGGCAGACGATCGCCGACTTCGACGGACCCCGGCCCGTCGCCATAGACAGGGCCAATATTATCTATTCGACTCCGCAGTTGCGCCGCCCTCTCGCGTTACTGACTGATCTGCAATGGTCGCGGATCGTCTGCCAGGACCAGCCAAATACGATTCCATATGCTCTCTACGACGATTATGCCTATCCGCTTTCGATCATCTATCTCTATCCGCAGCCTGTGCCGGGATACATGCTCGAGCTGTTCATCTGGCAGCTCGTTCCCACATTTGTCACGATCTCGGATGTCATCCTACTTCCGCCCGGATATGAAGACGTCCTCGTTCTGAATCTCGCTGTTCGCCTGGCACCGCACTTTCAACGCGAGATCCCGGCAGTAGTAGCAATCGACGCGCAGAAAGCGCTCATGCGCATCGAGTCGATCAATGCTCCGAAGCCGATCGCCGACACGTCCGGAGCCGGGCTCGGATGCCGCAGCGGCTACATGGACATTTACACGGGGGAGGTTTCATGAAGATCTCGCTCGCCGGACCCTCCTATACCGCGGCGAGCGTAGTGGCGGCGGCGCAGCAGACCATGAACCTCGTGCCGGAGCCCATCGAGGTCCCCAACGAGCCGGTCAGGATGGCGCTCTACGGCAGACCAGGTCTGAAGTACTTCGGCGGGGTATCGCCGGGAAAATTCCGCGCCATGTGGGCGGGCGGCGGCAAACTTTACGTGGTCGCCAACTCCAATTGGTTCAGTGTCGATTCGGCGGGAGTATTCACGCTCCTGACCGGCACCATCGCGGAGAGCGCGGGTACGCCGTGGCCTGACGCCGCGCAGATCTTTTCGAACGGCCACCAATTGATGATCGTGGGCGGCGGCAATGTTTATTACGACAACGGGGCCGGCGCGGTGCAGGCGAAGTTCGCGATCAGCGGGCACGGCAATACCGTCAACTTCAATTCCACATTGGTTCGCACGGACGGACCCGCATTCGATCCCACCTGGAGCGGCCAGCCGATCATGATCGACGACGTCTGGTACATGATCTCCGCGGGCGGCGTAATCAATCCCAACACCATACAACTGACTACGCCGCCTCCCGATGCGACTTACGTGATCTGGCAGATCGCGCAGGGCGCCAACGTGGACGGCGTGAGCGGCGGTTTCCTCGACGGCTACGGAGTAGTGAACCGCGTCCCGGCTCCGGGCACGCCGACCGATCCCGGCCGACAGTTTTTCATCTCGGCCCTGAATGATTTCAGCATGTGGCAGAGCCTCGACTTCGGCGTAAAGGAAGGCCATTCCGATTACATCCGCAGCGTGCTCTGCGCCAACGAGGAATTGTGGCTTTTCGGCACGGAGACGGTAGAGGTATGGACGAACACGGGCGATCCGAATTTCCCCTTCCAGCGCATCCAGGGAGCCTTCCTCTCGCAGGGATCGGTGGCGACCTTCGCTCCGTCCATCGTGGGACTCAGCGTGTGCTGGCTCGCGGGAGGAGCGGACGGGCAGACGGTCGCCATGCAGGCGCGCGGGCTGCAGCCGCAGCGCATCTCGACCTACGCCCAGGAGCAGGCGTGGAACGCGCCGGGTTTCAAGGTGTCCGATGTGGTGAGCTATGCCTATTCGGACGGTGGGCACACGTTCTGGGTGATCAATTTCTACCAGCAGCAAAAGACCTGGGTCTTCGACACGACCACCGGGCTCTGGCATGAGCGGGCGGCATGGGACAACGTGGGGTTGACTTACCTGCGATACCGGCCCTGGTATCACGTGTTCGTTCCGGAATGGGGCACCGGCGGCAAACATATCGTCGCCGACCCGAATACCGGAAAGCTCTATGAGCAGTCACTCAACTATTATTCCGATGACGGGGATTGGATCGAGTACGTGCGGGCCATGCCGCACCTGATCAACGAGAACGAGTACAGCTATCATCACCGGCTCGAAGTCCTGCTCGAGCAGGGCGCGCAGGGCTCGACCGACCCGCTGCCGGCCATCGGGCTCGATTGGAGCGACGATCACGGGCACACGTTCGCCCACAACCGATACGCGACCGCGGCGGCGACAGGCGATTACCTCAAGCGCGTAGCGTGGCGGAGGCTCGGCAAGAGCCGGGATCGGGTCTACCGGTTCGGAATGACCAGCAAAACCAAGGTGGCGATCATTGACGCCTACCTCGAGATGACGCAGGGGTTCGCATGAGCGATGCTCCGGTAGCGGCGATCCCGCCCGTCCAGGCCGATCTCACGCAGGGCGAGGGAGACGCTACCCGCATCAACAAGCAGTGGTATTACTACTGGCGCAATCTCGGCCAGAAGATCGACACGCTCGGGCTCGCCATCCAGTACGGGACACACGATACGCGCCCGAATCCGGACGAGGTCCCGCCCGGTTCGCTCTTCAGCGAAGGCAGCGTCCTCTACCAGAACCAGACCGACGGCTGGCATTATCTCGCCGGCACACAGTGGGGCACGCTGTCGCCTGACCAGCGGCCGACCTGGCTGGGACCCAAGGACGCTGGATATGACTTCCGCACCACCGACACGAACGACATCTACGCGCCTCGCGAATTCATCTGGAGCGGCTCGGCCTGGGTGGAGGCCACCTTCCAACTCTACGGTACGCACGCTTCCAGGCCCGCTGCCGACTCTCTCACGCCTCCGCGCACGTTCTATACCGAGACCGATCGCGGGAACGTGCTCTACCAGCAGCAGGCCAATGCGTGGCACTTCGTATCGGGCGCGATGAGTGGCACCCTGTCGCCCGATCAGCGACCGACAGACTTGGGTGCGAACGATACCGGGTTCGAGTTCCGCGGCACCGACCAGCAAAAGCAGTACGTCTGGTCCGGCAGCGCCTGGATCGATATTACAGGGGCCGCAGCGAACCAGGCGCTGATTGCGTATTCGTCGGCGGATTTGACTATTACCGGCGCATCGCAGGACCTGCCGGGCAGCTCGATTACATTGCCCACTGCGGGGAAATGGCTCATTACCGGATGTTTCACGGTGACCGTCGCCACCGGAGATTTTGGATTCACGATCGGCTGCCACTGGAACGCGAACGGATCGGGGACCGGGCCTACGGCATTCCTGCAGGCATCCACAGCAACAACAACGTCGATATCACGGCAATGGATGTTTACGGCGGCCGCCGGCAATTTTGTGCGCCTGATGGCGTTCAAAACGGGCGGATCGGGAGCCAGCGTGGCGGCCGCCAATTCTTCGATCAGCGCGCTATGGGTATCGCCGTGATCCGTTTCGAGCGTTCGACCGATTACGAACTCATCCGCCGAGTGATGACCAACCCCGCGATCTATCCGCACATTTCGGACGACGCCTCGCCGCCGGCGGGCGAGTACCGGCCGCTCGAGCACGAGGCGATCTGGTATGTGCTCGCCTACGACGGGGACGAGCTGCTCGGGCTCTGGATGTTCTGCCCGCAGAACGCGGTCTGCTGGGAGGTGCATACCTGCCTGCTGCCGTCCGCGTGGGGCGAGCGGGCGCAACTCGCAGCACGTTTGCTTCCACTCTGGATCTGGTCAAACACAAATTGCCGTCGGATTGTATCAAACGTGCCAACCACAAACCGTTTGGCGCTCCATTTCGCCGCCAAGGCCGGGATGCGCCTGTTCGCGGTCAACGAGGCGAGCTACCTGAAATACGGCCAACTGTGCGATCAGGCGATGTTCGGGTTGAGCAAACCCAGCGAGGAAGTCATGCCAAAACCGATTCATTTGTTCCGGGGCGCACCTCCCGTGCGGTCCTGGTCGAAGTATCAGGAGACGGTCGAATCCTGGACGCTTTGCGGAAGTTACCGCAAAGGCGGTAGCAAGGACCCAGAATCGACCGAAGACCCTCAACAGGTATCTTGCCCCTACTGCCGCGATCTGATGCGTTCCAGCGCCCCGGAACCAATCGCCGAGGCTGTCGGCGATAGAGAGGAGAAATAAGGTGCCCGCCGCGGCGGCCGTGATCCCGGCCGTGATCGGAGCAGGCACGTCGATATTTGGAGCCGCAAAAAGCGCGGGAGCGGCGAAAAGCGCCGCCAACATCCAGCAACAGGCGGCGCAGCAACAGGCGCAGCAGTTCCTGGAGATGCTGAAACAGTACAATCCGCAGATCCAGACCGCGGCCGACCAGGCGCGGGCCGACGTCACCGGGGCTGCGGCGACCGCCGGGCAGGGACTGATCACGGCCGCCGGGCAGGCGGGCCAGGGGGTCACCGACGCCGCGGCACGCGCGAA